CCGACCTGCCACGAATTATTCAATCGTGTTTGTTGGTTAAGGGAATGTATCGTTTTCATCATAGTAGTATTATATATCCAATTTGTGTTGTTGGCAAGCGGTTTTTCAAAAATATTTTTTAATTTCTTCGGAATCTTTGTAACCAAGAATCAACCCTCTCACGGGTCGGTGGTTCACATAATTCTTTTTCTAGGTCACGTATTATATTTGGATGTAAATCCCACCACTTTAATTCCATAAGACCATCTACGATACTGCCTTCAAATCGGTGTTTAAGATATTTTGCTGGATTACCACCAACAACTGTGTATGGTTCAACATCTTTAACTACATGTGAGTTTGCAGCCACAACGGCACCATCACCAATTGTTACACCAGACATTATGGTAACACCGTGACTCAACCAAACATCGTTTCCAATATTGATATCTCCGTGAGTTCCAGTTTTCTTTTCGAATGGGAAGGTTGTTGTCCATCCAACTTGATGGTCTCCACCAAGAAATACCTTGACACCATCAGCAACCGAACAGTATTTACCAATGTTGCATTTGGCACCTTCACCCCATTGAAAGACTTGGATTTTATCGGCACCATAGGTGCGTTCACCCCATTTTACATGACTCATAGATTTTTCCACCTTATTGGCATAGAAATTATTGGCAAAGTAGGATTTCTAAATTCTTCAAACACATCCCACAATTGTTCCGATATTGCAAATTTCGTCAATAGACCGGTCTCTCTACCATAGGCATCTATTTCCCATGGATGTGACCAGTACTCGACCAAGTCGGAATCAATCCTTTTGCCACGCCAGTGTGACAAGTCATCATTAGTTTCTTCGTAAATGTATTGCTTGACATGCACCATCTCATGGGCCAGTGTTGCAAGTATACCTCGCACACCTAGACCAGGATGAATCTCTATGTTGAAGGAACGTGGTTTGTTTGCGGTGTTGTAGTCCTCGATACTACAAAAACCATACTCATTAATTTTTGCATCAAAACGCACTGTGATGGTGCAATTGTTTCGTATGCGAGTATTTGGTATCAGTTGTTTACCATAGAATTGGACGGCACGTTCTACGTATGGTTTGAAATCGCTATCCGGACAGCTGTATATCCTAACGTTCATAGAACACCTCCAAAAACAAAGGACGATATTGTCCTTCCGTTATTTAGATTTGCTCTACGGTCACTCCGGCTTTGGTGAGGAACTCCACACCGGACGTATCACGATAGCTATTACGATAATATACAGAATTGATTCCAGACTGGTAGACCAGTTTGGCACAGTCAAGGCACGGTGCGTGAGTAACAAATAAAGTAGCACCCAAGCCAGATTCAGGAGAACGTGCGAGTTTCGCAATAGCATTTGTTTCAGCATGTAGTACCTCACGTTTCGTCACCAGTGTTGGATTCCCATTCAAGTCCAATCCAAAATAGTCTTCACAATTGTTGTCCCAACCGGATGGCATACCATTGTAACCGATTGAGATGATGCGGTCTTCTTTTACGATAGCCGCACCAACATGAAGTCGTCTGGCGGAAGACAATTCTGCAAAAGTCTCCGCCACCTTCATAAAAGCATCACGAAATTTTTGTTTCATTTAACTATTCAAAACTTTAGCTGCAGCATTCATCACTGCGGCGATTCTTCCAATGTCACGGAGTTGTTCAACGGAGTAACCCATAGTCTTCAACCCCTCATAGTGTGCCTTAACACAGAAGTGACACTTACCAACGATGGATGCGGCAAGAGAATATGCCTCAAATCGTTCCTTGGTTGTACCACCATGTGTAGCGATGGCGTTCATACGCAACTGTGCTGGTAATCCTTTGAGTGCAGGATCGTCAGCCATTTCAACGAATGGATACCAAACGTTGTTCTGTGCCATCAAGCTTGCAGCTGTCATAGCAGCATTGGATTCTACCGGTGCATCAGCAAGCAATACACTCAACAACTTACCATTACCTGTTGCAGCCAAGGCGGCAACCGCACAACCCATTGCCTCGTCAGCATTTAGTGTACTACGCAAAAGAACTGCATCAATATTTAACTTAGTGTCTTTTGCATATTCTGGTAATGCTTCTTTTACCGAATCAATAAAACTCATTTAGTTTCTCCCTGTGTGTTGCAAGATGGACAATGCCATCTTTTCAAATATGCAAGTTGTTCTTGATAGTTCATTGTCCTTCTCCTATTAATTAAAGTGTGTCGCCGCCGATAGTACGGTTACAAGCGCAAAGTTCACCAGTTTGCAATGCATCAAGAATACGCAATGTTTCTTCTGGAGAACGGCCAACGTCCAAGTTATTGACTGTAACGTGTTGAATAACGTTCTCAGGGTCAACGATGAATGTTGCACGAAGAGCAGCACCGGCAGGTGCATAGAACACACCAAGTTGTTCAACTAAACTCAACTCACCACGCTGTGTATCAGCAAACTGAGTGTGAGTGATTTTCTTCAAGTCACTGTGTGCCATTTGCCATGCTGTCTTACAGAACTCGTTATCGGTTGAACCTGTTAGCAATACTGCGTCACGATCCGCAAAGTCACCTGTCAACTTATCGTATGCTACGATTTCAGTTGGACATACGAATGTAAAGTCCTTTGGATAGAACACGATTACTTTCCACTTGCCTTCAAAAGACTGGTCTGTAATTGTGAAGTATGGGTCAGTTGGTTGACCTGGCTTAACACCTGTTACTGCGAATGCTGTTAGTTTATCACCGATTGTTTTCATAATTTTTTCCTTTATGTTAATGAAATTAATGTAGTAACCTATCTGATTACTTATGATAGTATAACACTATTTTGTGTCAAAGTCTAATTGAAAAAATTAATCGTCACGATAGTAGTGGTGCGCCCACCAGGACTTGAACCTGGAACCAACGGATTATGAGTCCGCTGCTCTAACCAATTGAGCTATAGGCGCATTAAACTTCTAATTATGGTTTTTTGTGTTGTAATTGCTTGGTCAACAAATGCTAATCCGTCAAAGAAACGGTCATCGAAATAGGACTGAATAGTACCTTTTGATGCGTTGATTGTTGCTTCTTTTTCTCCGTAACCAATTGTTACAACTGTCATACCGTTTTTCTTGGCAATATGTTGCATCACTTGGTTCTCGGAAAGACATTGTGTATATAGTGTCTTGGCACCCTTCATCATTGCCCATGTAGCAGCACGTTGAAACAACTCTTGTCCCAATCCTTCACCACGGTGTTGTGGTGAAACGGTGAAACCCATCTCTGCAACATCGTTATCGGAGATAATAACATGAACTGAACCCACAATCCGGTCTCCAGATTGAACAATGAACCACATATTTGTATCACCAAAGTCTTTGAAAGCCTTTTCAAGATAACTCATAATATTGTCGTTGGTCGCTTCATAACCAAATCGTAGGTACCGGTCATGGCCAACAATATCAACCAAGAAGTGGTCATACAGTTTACCTTCATCCGATTCATACATGATTTTACGTGGAATCATTTACACTTCTCCAAGGAATCTTTACGCATTAACTTGGGTGTTTCTCGGATGCCGATATTCTTAATTACGTATATGAATTCAACACCGTCAACTTCCTTCATCTCTCCAGGCAAGGCGTAGTAAACCTCGTCCTTGCGGAAGATGTTACGCATCTTAATTGGGTTTTTGTTTAGTGTTTTCATAATGCACCTATTATAGACGAAAAAAAGGGGTCTGTCAAGACCCCTGTGGTTATCTACCTTTTAATCCAGGACTTCGCCTGTGTTCTTTGATAGATTGTATTGCCTCTAAGATACTCCTTAAAAAGAATATCATTTTACAGCAATCTTTTTGATGGCGTCTTGGACTTTTACCATGTTTGCCAAACCAATCTTCAACATACCGTTGGCCAATTCAGCATTCTCAATCTCAACCTTGTCGGCGATTGTGAATTCACGGGTGAAGTTTCGATTAGCAATACCTTTGAACACGAAGTTCTCTGGTGCGTCCTCATCTTGTGCATTACCTTTGACGACAAGTTTATTGCCTTCTAGTGTAACTTCAATATCTTGCTTGGCGAAACCAGCAACAGCCACTTCAATAACGTACTTGTCGTCAGAAATGCGTTTGATATTGTATGGGGGATATGTCATTGCCTTTTGCAACTGTTTAGAGGTCTTTTCTAGTTCCTCAAAAACATCGGTGAAACCGATAGTGAAAGGGTCAAAGCGTTTGAAATTGAACAATTCGTTCATATTAATTCTCCTATTAAGCGAGTTTAAATGTGATACCCCGAAGGCATATCGTTAGTGCTGGTTACTTTCTCCAGCGCACATTGACGAAGTGCAGTATTTCTCCGGACGCCTTACCGTAGCATCAAACGGCCCTAAGGTGGGCTTTATTAGTGACAGTTTTTACATGGTTACTGTCGCCATGTTCCCATCCCGAAGGGGGCAATTTTATTTATACGGTGAAACCGCTACTTTGTGGTTTTTTACCAATGTTATATTTTGGTGTCAGTTGCCACTCGTTCTTTTCTTTGTGTGAAATGATTTTAACTTGTGATAAGAAAATAGGTTCTGGTGTTGCAGTTTGGTTTTTATCCACAATCTTCAACAGTCCCCAATCTTCTAATAGGTTTACAATCGCATTTCTACGAGCCAAATCATTCTCACTAATATCGGTTGGTTTACCATCCAATGCAAATAGTTCTTTAAAATGTACCACATAATATTGACCACGTTTGTGTAATATGTGGCAAGATTGGAACAACGTTTTATCTTTTTTAGATGCGACACCAATACGAGTTAGTGTCTCACGTACTTTTAAAAAATCATCTTTTTCTTTTAGGGTAACTTCAACTAGGTCTTTAACGTCTATCATTATTCTTCACTCCGCCTGTTTCTATTCTTGTTTTTATATCAGCGATTTGTTCATCTGTAAGAATACGAAGGGCCTCTTTGGCCTTGGCGTTAGAATAACCATAGTAGGTTTTAACACATTCAATATCCTTATCAGTACTAGCTTTCTGCCACGGAGCGAACTTCCGTTTCATAGGCCTGATACTATTTAGAAGATACTGGTATTGCATATCCTTGTCTGTGAGACAATGGACATTCATTTCGTTGGCATAAAGTACACAGTCCATATGATAGGACAATGCACGATTCACCACGAAAGGCACATAATCTTTCAGGTCAACTTCATCCTTGATTACAGATTTCTTGGTCTGTAAGATGGACGGAATAATCTCTTTGAATAAATCTGGCATTACTTGAACTCACATTCCACCATAATTTCTGTGAGACAAGCAATCAAATTGATTTCGTGGTCTGCAACAAAGGCGGCCTGATATTGATACTTGGCCAGAATTAGAACGAGTTGTGGTACGGAATTACCAGACAACTTCTCATATAGACCATCATAGATAC